AGACCGATCCTGACCTCGTCGAAGGATACTCTCACATGTCGAAGCCTGCCCTAAAGAATCGAATCACGGTTCTTGAAGGCATGATTGCCGATGTCGTCAAACACTCGAACGTTTCGAAAGCGTTGCGCAAGCCTCGTGCTAAGAAGATCAAGGATGCAGGCAAGCAGGTTGCTCGACTCAAGTTCCAGCAAAGCTCTAAGGACTTCGATCTTGAGTCGATCAATCCTACACGGGTTCCGTCCGCTCAACGGTTGTATACCTTCAACACGAAGTATCGCCAGCTAGGTGTCTATATTGCATCAGGCAATGTCGGCTTTGAGGTCAAAGGAACATCCCTGAAAAATTTCGATGTCGCGACAAGCTACATCACCACACTGAGAAAACCGAAAGAGGTTCTAAACACCATCATCTCGTCAACGCCTAAGCAGGTTGATAAGTATCTCGAAAGCATGAAGTGCAAGAAGAGAAAAGGGAATGGACGCATCAACCCACAGACAATTCTTGTCAGAGCGGTTGACGTTCGTGTGTAAGATTCATGACAGATAATACATCGACAGATTACGGGGCGGTTAGTATCACGCCTGCCATCACAAAGCAAGAATTGACAATCCGTGCAGAGCGACTAGTTCGGTCTGACGGTTTGTCGTATCTGGAAGCCATCCTCCAAATATGTGCTGACCTAGATCTTGAGCCTGAGGACATTGCTAAGATGGTGACAGGCCCGTTAAAAGACAAGCTCGAAGCAGAGGCACAGCGGAACAACATCCTGCCTAAACCCAACTCGCTCTATGACGAATAGCAGACCGCTGACGACATGGCCATGGGGCAATCCATGGGACGGCAAGATTTGGCCACCGCCTCCATGGTCTGTCACTGAGCAGCCATGCTTGCATAAATCATGCACGATGTGCGGCGGGACAGGTCAAAGAAAAGACGGGCTCGGATATTGTGTGCACGCATTGTCGTGTCCTTGTCCGCGCTGCACACCCAGATGTTAACGAATGAAAACAGAAGTAAATCCGCTCGTCGTTTATTCGACTTACATAGCGGTTAAGTTACACTTCGACAAGGGAACATACGACGCATTCAAGTTCAACTTCAAGGGGCCGTCTCGAAAGAACTCGGCCTTTCAGAAGTCGCCTGACCGATTTGCGTATGAGAAGCTTGCGAAGAAGTTTCCTAACATAGTCGACCTTATTCACTACCTGCTTGCGAATACTCTCGCGGGCAATCGGTGGATTCGTGACATGGATCACGACACGTATATGTTGTGGGTTGCCAAGATGCAGCGTATGCAGTATCAGTTCAGCAATGACATGAACGTCCTTTGCGATTATGCGATCAATCAATGTCTTACTTTCGACGAGTGCTTAACGCCCAGGCCTGTGTCGAACATTGTCCCAATCTTAGATCTTTGTAGGCGAGAGAAGATACATTATGAATCAGTGATCATAGTCGACGTTTTGGTTGACTTTCTTTCACGTATAAATAAAAAAACCCTGTCGGATCCACTCGGAATTCTGAGCGACATGGTCTACACGCTGCAACAGTACAAACCGTTCATCGTGCCGCGGATCAATCCAGCTGCTTCTAAAAATGTTATCATAAACCTATTTACAAACGTAGGGAAATAGATTACAATAGATAAGTTGCAGTATACATAGCACACAACAACACAAACACACAAAACATATATGTCATCATTCGCAAACATGAAGAAGAATGCAGCGTCGGCCATCACAAAGTTGGTTGATGCAGCTGAAAAGCTAGGTTCACCTAAGACTTACGGTAACGAAGGTTTCTGGGCTCCTACGGTCGACAAAGCCGGGAACGGTTACGCGATCATCCGCTTCCTTCCAGCCAAGGAAGGTGAAGCTCTCCCATGGATCCAATACTGGGACCATGGTTTCAAGGGGCCGACTGGCCGTTGGTACATCGAGAACTCCCTAACATCGATCGGCTTGCCTGACCCTGTGTCAGAAGCAAACTCGATTCTGTGGAACACGGGACGCGATGAAGATAAGCAAATCGTGCGTGATCGTAAGCGCCGCTTGCACTACGTCTCGAACATTGAGGTCATCTCCGATCCGGGTAACGCTGCGAACGAAGGCAAAGTCTTCCGTTACAAGTACGGCAAGAAGATCTTTGATAAGTTGATGGACGCGATGCAACCGCAATTCCCGGACGAAGCGCCTATGAATCCGTTCGACATGTGGGCGGGAGCAAACTTCAAGCTGCGCATTTGCCAGGTCGAAGGTTTCCGCAACTACGACAAGTCGGCGTTCGACAAAGTCTCAGCACACCGTGCTGGAGATGATGCACAACTCGAGGAAGTCTACGGTTCGCTGCAGTCTCTCGACGAGCTTGTGGATCCAAAGAACTACAAGTCATACGCTGAACTCAAGACCAAGTTCAACGCGGTCATCGGACAAGCCGAGGCAGAAACCTCGTACACAACATCCGAACGCGTCTCGCTTGATGAGGTTCGTCCTGCTGCTTCGGCGCCTGTCGCTGATGAAGCTGACCTTCATTCTGATGAAGGCGACACCACGCTTAGCTACTTTGCTAAGCTTGCGGCTCAGTAACGTCTGAAGCCTGATACATTCGAAAGCGGCGCTGATAACCTCAGCGCCGCTTTTGTTTAGAACGACGAGAATCCCAAAGCGGAACCTGAAATGATAGGCTCGAATGGCGATGAGTTGTTGTTCACGTTAGATGATGAGTTGTTGGTGACGTTGCCTCCCATGTTATTGATGATCACAGGCGCTGCATTTGTTGTGCCAGGTCCTGCCTCACCAAGGGTTGATCCTGCTTTTGATGGAACACCACGAATGTAGTCTTCAACCATAAGCTTTTGATCAGCGGCATTCTTCTCCTTCGCCATAATCTCCCTCGCTTTTTGCTCGTAAGGATTAACACCACCTGTCCCGGCGTTCAACGAGTTCGAGTATTCCTCAGGCGTTTGCATACCCGCGAACTGATACACTTCTTTTGGAATCGCTTTACCGACCCAGTGTAATGGGTCAATGGCTGAATCATGCTTTGATGGATCGGGTAAAACTGACTTCAGGATATTCTTTGCAAAATCACTCGCCATGTCGCCTACCGACTTCATAGCATTATTGATCATCGCAGGCGCTTCCTCGAACCACTTGATGACAGCATCAATAGCGACTCCAACGAAGTCAATCATTGCCTTCACTCCCTTCACGAGATAGTCTTGAATTGAGAAGTTGTCAAGCCAGTTAGCAACTTCAAAGTCGCCTATCATTGTTGCAAACCAAGAGACTGCTCCTTTTACCATGTCGAGGATACCGCCACCGATCATTGCAGCAAGACCTGCAAACCCGCCTTGCTCGAACGAGGCAATCAACTTATCAGGTGAGAACAGCCCAACCATGTAATCCCATACGTACTCGATTGTTCCAAAGATTGCTTTAACGCCAGTGTCAAGCAATTCGGAGAATGAGAATCCGTCAAGCGCCTTCGAGAAGTTCTCGAACCCTAACATCTTTGCAACCCATGAGACCGCATCTTTGAGGAGATCAACTACTTCGCCGACTAGGTTTACCAGCAGGCCAGATATGCCGCCTTCGAGCGCGCCAATCAATCCGCCTTCTTTCCAACCTTTGATCGCGCCCATGATAGTTGCGTATGCGCCCATGATGACTGTGATAGGCCATGCAATCGCTTTAAGTGCTTTGGCTAACAACCCTCCTAGTTTTGCACCCCATTTGAACGACTTGCCAAACGCGATGAAGCCATCTTTGATTTTCGTTAGGATCTTGCCTATGAACTTAAGAAATCCTCCGCCTGCCTCGGTCGTAACTCGGAAGTACTTTACGATATTCGCGAATGGCTTTGTGAATCTGTTATTCTCAAGCATTGTCTGAAGATTATTCGTCAACTTGCCAAAATCTTCAGACATGCTAGCGAACAGCTTAAGACCTTTACCTGATAGCCACCGAACGCGTACTCGAAGTTTCCAGATAATACCACGAGAACTAGCAAGTAACTTAGACATCTCGCCCATGAATCCTGAAAGCATCCCTAACGAAGCGCCAAACGCAGTGATGCCACCTAACGACATTAACCAAGCAGGAACTTTCTTATCCTTTGCTTCATTCGTTGGTACAGGCCCAGGGCCGCCCCTGCCTTCTCCAAGGTTGTTCAACGCGTCGATCAATTCACGACGGTTTTCCTCTTCCTGAAGTTGGCGACCTGTGAAGAACCCTAACACATCGCTGATTCCAGTTTTGATTCCGTTGACCGTATCAGAAATGTCTATCAGTGTTGACGCAACGCCGGCCATGAACACTACCGCGTTATCAATGATGTCGTAAACGATAGGAGACTGCAAGACAGGATTAAAGCCGACAATCGTGTCAGCAATAAACTCCTGCTTATCATTAGCCTTCTCCAAGGCCTTGACGATTTGAGTAATCCCAGAATCGTTTATCGATGAATATCTTGCCATTATTTCTTGTGTTTAGCTTCCTCCTCCTTGAGATGATTGATTAGCATTGAGACGTATACTTCCCGTTCCCACGGCATCATGTT